AGATCGGCGCCGACACCGTGATGGATGAAGAGAAGAAAAACACCTTCTACGTCATCAAACTGCGCACCGACCGCAGCCACCTCGGCACCGACGACAAACCCCTGCTGATCATCCCCGGCATGGTGGCCTCTGTGGACATCATCACCGGCAAGAAGAGCATCTTGAGCTACCTGCTCAAGCCAATCATCAAATCCCGCGCAGAGGCCATGCACGAGCGCTGATCGGGGCATTTGGCTGCGGGAGAAGCGGGTAAATGCAGGGCGAAGGACGAAAACTTGGGTTTTCGCAAAAATAGTCAGATTTCAGGGGTTTACAGAACTTTTTCAATCGCTATAATCGTCGCCCTAACACGCCGGTATAGCTCAGTTGGTAGAGCAACTGACTTGTAATCAGTAGGTCCCGGGTTCGACTCCTGGTGCCGGCACCATTTAAAAACAAAGGCTTGCAGCGATGCAGGCCTTTGTTTTTTGTGTCACACGTAACAACCCACGTAACAAGAGCCTGCTTTTGGAGTGTGACCATGGATTGGATGCAGTTTGTTTCAGCTCTAGTTTCCGCCGTCGCCTGGCCGGCAGCGGTTGTTACGGTCGTCTGTCTCCTTAAAGGCCCTATCCTCGGCCTCATACCCAAGATTCGAAGCTTCAAGTACGGCGAGCTCCATGTTGACCTCACCGAAGCTTTGCAATCACTCCAGGAAGAGCTGCCAGCTGCAGCAAACGAGCCGGACGCGCAGCCGGAAGCGCCACCGCCCAAACTTTCTGTACCACTCCAAATTGCCGCCGTCTCACCTAGAGCAGGGATGATCGCCGCGTGGCTCGAAGTTGAAGGTGCTTTGAACGCGGTGCTAAAGCGCGAGGGGCTGGATTCAAACACCCACGCGTTACCGCGACAGAAATTGGACCTGCTTCGCGATGCGGGCCACGTAAACGGGCCAACGTATCGGGCCGTACTACGAACATTCAAACTTCGCAACGAAGCGGTGCACATGCTGGATCGAGAAATACCCTACGACGATGCGGTCGCAATGGCAGATGTCTGCGCGCGATTGGTAGAGAGCATCAGCACCTATAGTAAGTCGCAGAGTGATTTCATCAGTGGTTGATCAACTGTTGCGCAGGATGCGGTATGCACTGATGGCCATGCGTGAAGGTGTGAGTATCTGCAGTATCGCGGTGTGATAGGCCGAGTTTTTTGGGCCTGTGCGATGTGTACGCGTATGACCAAACACCCCTTATGCGAAGCGAAAAAAAAATTAAGGTTGACCCCTTAAAAGCCTGTCAGATTTGTCAGATTTATATTCATCTACTCTATAACCCTTGTATTTCAAGCCTTTCAGCGTTTTGCATCACTGTCAGAAAGCTGTCAGCGACCTGTCAAAACCTGACGAAACAGCAGTGTCAGATTTGCTGTTCTCAACTGCTTGATTTACAAGGGCTTTTTACTTTGGAGGGAGAAACTGACACAAACATCCAACCCCGCTGTCAGAGCTGAACCCCAGTAAACACGGGGCCTGCAGGGCACTCCCTGACAGATATCCATGATCTGACAGGGATTTGGGGGTCAACCTAAATAAACATTAATGCGGACGCCTCGAAGCTAATGCTCAGAATGCTCAGCCGCGCACTGATCAAAGGAAGCAAGCATGCGTAAGCCAGCGTCCCAGGCAGCGGAACCCATCATCGAAATTAAGAAGAACAGTTCGACCTGGGAGGTTCATTGGGATTACCAGGAAGCCCCCGAAAGCTCCGTACTGTTCAAACGGCAGGAATACTTGGGCGGCTACATTGACGGTTCCATGGATGCGTTGGGCATTCTCCCCGCTAACGTCCTCTGCGCCAGCAGCGTGACCGGCTCGGTTAAAAAGTTGACCGAGGAGCAGGCAACAAAGCTGCGTGACGCGCTGGAACGCCTGCTGATCCCTGTTGTGCAGAATGAATTCACGCGCCTGCAGAAGCTGAATGAGCTGCCCCACCTTCGCTTGGCCGCCTCCGAATCGGTGTGAAACTCCCTGTAATGGAGCGCATCGGCTACAGCCCACAGTATTCGGGGACTCCAGAGCAAAAGGGCGTTTCGGCCATCGATCAGCGAGGCGCCTTCAAAAGAGCCCATCCAAGAATGAAAACCCACAAATTACGGTGTTTTTCATTTTTCGCCCAATGAAGCCGGGGGCTTAGGCTGTCCGCTGCTGAAGCACTCCCATAGCACTGCTGTGCAGCCGCACTGCATTTCTCTTCAAAACTTTGCAATCTGTGAAATTGCCGATCGCCTGCAGAGCCCCACGGCCCGCTTGGGCTGCAGCTTCGTTTGCACTACTTCCGACTTTGCACAAAAAAAGGACACAAACCCCGTCGGCGGGAGGGGGATAAGTGCTTTCCAAACAATATTTTTCTTCAAAAAAAAAGATTTAAGGCATATCTTCAACGACGGTAAGCCGCGCTAAGTTCCGTAACACGAGGTTAGTCCCCCCCACAACCATATAACAAACATTTCCGGCGAGTTCAAAAAATCTATGGCGTATCAAGTTTTTGATATTTCAGAATTCAAACATGAAGAATTTGAACCATTAGGTACCAAAGCGAAATATTGGTGCTCAGACAAAGAAGGAAATGACTATTTATTTAAGTCCATAGAGACACATGACTCACAAAACAACACAATATCAAGAGATGGTGAAGACTGGTCTGAGAAAGTCTCCTGTGAAATCGCAAAAAAATTACGCATCCCATGTGCACAATATGACCTCGCCTATAATAAAGAAACACGAGGAGTAATAACTAGAAGCTTTATAACCGGACCCAACACCTACTTAGTAACCGCGAATGAAATCTTACAAAACTATAGCGCTCCGATTAATAACGAGAACGTAAAAAAAACCGAAAAACAAAACATTATGCATGTCTACATTATTTTAAGAAGAATAATTAGAAACAAACCACTCAGCTTTAAAAGTCGCCCGGGAATTAAAACAGCTGCAGATTTTTTCACCGGTTATCTGATGCTTGACGCTCTTCTATCGAATCAAGACCGCCATAGTGAGAATTGGGGACTGATTGTAACGGGGAAAGGACGGTTTCATCTCGCCCCAACCTTCGACCATGCGGCCGGACTAGGTAGAAATGAGTCCGATGAGACAAAAAGCAAACGACTCAACTCGCAAGATATTGGACAACAAGTCTCAACATATGTAAAAAGAGCCAAGTCATATTTTTACTTAAAGGAAAGCAGACTTAAAACTTTCAAAGCGTTTGAATATTTCGGAATACTCAACCCAAGGGCTGCATTAAGTTGGCTTGAAGAGCTAGACGGATTGACTGAAGAGATAATGCGAGCTATTATCGGCTCAGTCCCTACGGAAATTATGAGCGATGTATCTAAAATATTTGCCCTCGAAATGCTGGTGTGCAACAAATCGAATATGATGGATCTTGTATCTTTTTTTAAGGAAAACTTGGATCCATCGTATAGAAAGCGGCAGATTAAAACATATGAATAGTGCATTCGTCATCTGGCGAGACCCCATCACCACAATGTGGCAACCAGTTGCAAAGCTGACAGAGCTAGACGGAATTTATACTTTTTCTTATACTCGAGGCGCTCTTAATAAAAAATTCATTCCTTTTCCAAGAATGAGCATTCTTGAAAAAGAGTATGTATCTCATGAGCTATTACCTTTCTTTCAGAACCGGCTAATTCCCGAGCGCAGACCCGAATATTACACAATGCTTTCTTGGCTCGACATGGCTCCAGGCCCTAATGATCCTTTTGAAATTTTAAGTGCTTCGGGTGGAGCTCGAAAAACTGATAATTTTAGAATTGTGAAAGTACCTCAAAAGTCTGAAAAAAATGAGTATCGCTTAAAGTTCTTTGTCAGCGGTATTGCCTATATTTCAGACGAAGCAAAACATGACCTTATTAATTTAGATAATACGATTTTTCTTCCATGTATCAATGAAGATAAAAACCAAGCAGATTCTAACGCAGTAGCCATCATCAATCCTAAAACCGGAAGACGTCTAGGATATTATCCACGATATCTAAATGAAGATTTGATTCGAGTAAATCGTATGCTGGGAGTAACTGGCAGTGAGTTACTTACAAAAATCCGGGTACTGAAGGTTAACCTGAGTGCTCCTGAGCAGTATCGGGTTTTCTGCGAGTCAGTAACATCGTGGCCTGATGGCTTTTCACCATTTCAGTCGGATAGTTATAAACTTTTAGCCGGCCAGATTAACTAATTCTCATTAGAATTCTACAATCTGGCTGATAGTTTTATGGTTAAGCCCCCCCTAAAGTGGATAGGCGAAAGCTATCCACTGGCAAACTCATGGTTGAAAGATCAGTAGCTCTCATGATGTCAAAATGATAGCCTGCAGACTCCTGCAATGGAGTTCAGGCAATGACCATACACGTAAGCTTTCCGCTCAACAGCAGTACCTCAAGTAAAGAAGTTTTTCAAGAATGTATAAATTGGATTTTAGATTCGCCTTTTACGGAATTTGCTGAGGAAGATCTTAGAAGACTAAGCAATGAGGAAGACTTCAAGTACTCTTTAAACCAGGAAGTTGTTGAGTTTTCTCGTTCAGAAACGCCGAGCTTTTTCGTCTCATCATTTAGATATACAAAGCATACAGATAATACAAGTTGGATTACTGAAATCTCAACGCGAACAGAGCCGGATCAGCATTGGATAAGTGTAAAGGCGAGTATAGTTACGAGCACTGCATCAGATGCAACGCTCGAAGTTAAAAAACCCCTAATCGTTATAAGACTTATCGATAGATTTGGTGGCGGCAATGATGGAGATATTCCTATCACATTAACCCCCATCACTTTAGACGAAAGCGCTCTTAGCTTGAACATTGCAACAGCTGTTATTAACGGAGATAGTAGCTGCACCCTACCAATAGTTTACATAAGTGCCAATGCGGCTAGCAAACACTCGATAATCCCAGAGCGCCTAGCTAGGAAACTATGTGGCATGGCGCATGTAGTAGTAGAGCCTAGTCGTACATTTTCTAATACTTTAAGGCGAGAGGTAGGATCACGAAACGTTTATGGGGGTGTAGTAGGAATATATTGGCCTAAAGGTTCAGGTGTTACTGTTTTCAGAAGAGGGCATAAAGAAGTAAAGGTTTTCGAGCAGGAAGTTTTTTCTACGATTTGTGAGGCGCTATCGCTGCTGATTCCCGCTAAGGAATGTAGTTGGAATGAAGTTACGCATGTAAAAAACCGCAATGCGATTGAATTGATGAAGCGTGAGGGCGTCAGTGCTGACGAAGCCAATCAAATAGTTTCACTATATGAAAAAGAAATCACACAGAATCGCGATCATATTGATACTTTAAATCGAGAAATAGAAAGACTCAACACAATAGTACGCCACTTAGAATCAAAAACTCCGGTCCAAGGAGGAATTATAATTAATACCGGCGATGAGGAAGACCTCTTCGATTCCGAAATTTTTGTTTTTGTTTTATCAGCACTGAAGGATTACATTGATAAAAACACCTATGCAAACTCGCGAAAAGAGCACGTATTAAAATCAATTGTAAACAGCAATAATTATATCGACCTCCACGAACAGAAATCAAAAACCCTTAAAGAGTCTCTACGCAACTATCGCGAAATGTCTAAAAGCATCAAAGACACTCTTCAAGATCTCGGATTTAATGTTAAAGCCGATGGAAAACATTGGAAACTTACATATTTTGAAGATGAACGCTATACATATGTTTTGCCTAAGACTGGCAGCGACCACAGAGGCGGACTTAACGCATATGCAGACATAGCAAATATTGCGTTCTAGTCAGACACTCGTCTTGAAATTTTCATCTAAAAGCACATAGAAAATTTAGCCGCTCAACTCATGAGCGGCCTAGCTAAACTTATAACCTCTTACTAGATTCGCTCGACCACTTGCATACTGCTTAAAAAAGCAAGCACTAATAAGTTATCTCTTTCAACTTTACTGCTAGTTCCAAGGATGTCAGCGCATTACTCAAAAACTCTCCGGATATCTGAGGTAGGGGACTCGCTCCATGTGTATGGTTAGCCAGCTGTGTGTTCATGTTTTTTACTAAATCAAGTAAGTCACATACCACCTGCAGTACATTTATAGCTTCGGATCCCAACCAGGTCTTGGGCGCGACTAGTCTCTGGCTGACCGCCGCCACACTCTGGCGCAGCCCCTGAATCCTTTCCTCCATGTCGCCACCAACCGTGGCGTTGTGCTTCTGCCCCACAACCAGGTTCAAGTCGCGCCCGGTCGCCTGGTGCAGATCATCAACCGCCGCCAGGCTTGCAGATCCACCCGACAGCAGCTTGAGCGCGCCCAGTGCCTCGATCGTCTTGATCCCACCCACTGACTCAGTTGAATGGTCGTCCACCGTCCTGGTGTGATTCTGGAACGTCTCCGTGTTCCCCATCGCCTCTACTTCCCGCTCGATCGCCTTGTCCCGGATCTTTCCGTCAGTCTGGCGCAGCCAGTTGCCGTCAGCGTCCACTCGCTGCTGACAGGCTTCGCTGTGCTGCCACACCTGGTCGCCCTTCGGCACGCTGGGCATGCTCAGGCCGTGGGGCAGGATCGTTTGGATATAGGGCTTGTGCGGCAGGCCGTAGGCAAAGCACACCACTACTTGGGTGCCCTCTTCCGGGAAGGCATAGATGCCCATCTCTTCGCCACCGGTGGGCAGCGGCAAAGGCACGCCGGCAAGGATCGGCAGTTTGGTGTCTGGCTCGCCGTCTGGCCCCATGACCTCGATGTCGACCGCATAGCGCGGCCGGAAGTCGTCACAGATGCCGGCGCCGGCCGGAGCGTCAGCCACGGCGACAACCCGGGCAAAGCGCGGCAGGTGGTAACCGCCGGTGAGTTCGGGGAATTGTCGTTCTACGCTGCGGCGGATTGCGTCGTCCATCGGATGGCCATCTGGTTGTCGATGAGCGCCACACTGGTGATGCGCTCGCCGTGGTTGATCGTTGCACCTGGTCGCAACCCGGGAAGGGCTGCAATCATTGCGCTTTGGTTGCCCTGGTAGCTGTCGAACAGCTCCACCGGCAGTTGCAGCGGCGAGCGAACCCCAAAGAAGCTGTCGGCCCAACTGCCCACGAACACTTCCCCGTCACCCTGCTGCTGCCAGATGAAGTCGGGGATGTTGAAAACCCGGGCCAGGCTGTCCATGGCTTGGTATCCCGCAGCCAGGCTGTAGAAAAACGGCGCTTTGACGCCGGCGTAAGGCCGTTCCGGGACGCGAAAGCGAAGGCCGGTGTGCTGGCTGATCTCGACCAGGACGGCGCGCAGGTCGACGTGGCGCAGGTTCAGCGGCAGCGGGTTGGCCAGGATCGCGGCCAGCTCGCGGCAGAACAGCACCTGCTGGGTGCTGCTGGCCGTGGTGGAGCGTTCGACGTAGCCAATGAAGTGTCGCTGCAGCGTGCTGTCGTTGTAGCCAATATCCAGCGTCACCAGGCCCTTGACCGGCGCCGTAGCTTGAATGGTGAACGTCGCCCGGCCGGGGCTTTTTGCGTCCAGCCGGACTTCGTTTTTGACCAGAACGTAGGGCTTGCCGTTGATGGCCAATTCCTTGTGCAGCTTCATCCCTTGGCACTCCCGCCCAGCCAGCCGTCCACTTTTTTCAGGGTGGCTTCAAAACCGGTCAGTTCCTCGGGTCCACCGCTGGAGTCGCCGCCGGTGCCGCCGACTGCCCCGCCCGGGCCGGACTGCGCTGTCACCGCGTTGCCCGATCGCCGGCCCTCGACTTTCTCCGGGTTGGACAGTTTCTCCGCCAGGGTGAACTGGATCAGCCAGGCTCGCAGGTTATCGTCCTCCCGGGCGCTCACGCCTTCGGTGAAGGTCACCTGGCGCATGCCGAACGCGGCGGCGGTGTCATTGACGATGCGGTAGGTCTTGAGCTGGCCACCGCCGGCGGTCGCTTCCACCAGGCGCATCAGGTCGCGTAATTGCACCTGGTCAACGAAAGGAATCATCAGGCTGACGGTCAGGGTCTTGGGCTTGAAGCCCTTGTGGCCCTTGTCGGTGTTGCTGGTCTGGCCTGACAGATCGTCGCTCTCGATGCGCAGATTGCCGGTGACTTTGAGGTTCTTTCCGCGAACCTCTTGCCCGTCGAGCAACAGCGTCATAGGCCCACCAATTCACGAACGAAGCTCAGCCCCTTCTCAGATCCCACCAGCAGCGCGCCAGCACACAGCACCCATTCATGCCCTGGCGCTTCGCCGGCCAACAGCGCCTGGCGTAGCTCGGTGGCGTTGCCTGGACCGATCAGGCGGGCGCGCATGCTGCTGTCCGGGTTACCGCCAGCAAGTAGGGCTTTCAGATCGGCCAACTGCTGATCGCGGCCTTGCTGTTGAGCCGCTTTGCGGGTGGCCAGGGCGGCAAGATCCGCCATGGGCGAACTGTCGGCGGCGTAACTCTCCAGGACAGCAAGCTGGCCGGCCATGGATTGCTGCGCGGCCTTGACCACGGTGCAACGCTCCAGGGGCAGTGTCTGCCAACGCGGCAATGTGCCGGCGGCGGGGATCTCCCACTTTTCCGTCTCCAGCGTCGAGAGGTGCCGCGCTCGGCGTTCGGCTCGCACCAGGTCGGGCATCGGCAACAGGGCATTGAAGCGCGCCAAGCTGTTGGCCAACTGATCAAAGCGCGTGGCCAGGAACATTAAGCACAGCGCGAACTGGGGGCCATCCGGCCGGCCGGTGTCGCTCACGTCCACCAGTTTGCCGGCCAACTGCTGCAGTAAGTTCGGCGCAGATAGGAAACGCTGGTAACCGCGGCCCTGGCCAATGCCACTTTGAAACGGTGTCACCACCAGGCACGCCGGGGCCTCGCCCATCTGATCCGCCAGTGCCGTGCGGCCTGCAGCGATCGCGTCCTGGGCAGCGTCACCCACCGGCCCCGGGCTGGTGGTGGTTTTGCCGTTCAGATCCGCCAGGCGCTTGGCGGTACTGGCCAGCTCACCGCCGGCCAGGCCCTGGGCCGTCGACAGCTGGCCCATCCATTGGGTGGCTTGCGCAGGCCAGCGCATGGTTACGGGCGACCAGTTCATGTCAGGCATTTGGCAGCACCAGGGCAGGCAGTTCAGCCACCAGCTCGGCGCTGGTCGGTGTCTTGCGCTTGTCCTGCTCAATCGCTGTCAACTGGTCGTAGCAGTAAGCCCAGCACAGCGAGCGCCAGGTACGAAACGCCACGCCATCAGCTTGAAACTTCGGTACAGAGGGTTCATCCGCGTAGGTGATCACGTCTTTCAGGTCGTTGTAGCCGGACGCCTTGGCGGTTCTATCGAGGAACGCCTGCACACTGGCCAGGTAGTCGGCTTTGCGCTGCTCCCAGGTCAACGGCAGCGGGTCGACCGCCACCGGCCGGCCCTTCACCGCTTGAATGACTTTGCCCAGGGCCTGGGCGGCAAACAGCGCCTGGTATTCGCCCAGGGTGATTTCCAGTAACTCTTCGACCGGTGGCAAGCTGCAGCCGGGGTTGGAAACCTCAATCAGTGGGGCCGTGGCCTTCGGGTCTTTGACTTTGATCATCGGGGGGGTGGCAGATGAGCCCTCCCCGGCCATCCAGTTGGGATCGGTAATACTGACCATCGGGTGCTTCCACTTGGGATCAGCGACCAGGACAGTGCGTTCGCCATGAGCCCGAGTGTCGTAAAAGCCTGCGGTTACTGCGTGAAAAAAGATGCTCATGGTTAGTACCCGGTGGCCTCCCAATAGATTTCGTCTGGTGAATTGAACGGGCCAGAAATGACCGAGAACTGGGCCTTGCTGACGATCAGGGTGTTAGTACCTGTGGCTACATCTGAGTAGAAGAGGCTTGTTCGGGATGCAACCAGGGAGACGCAGCGGTTGGGAAAAGCGATTGGGAAACTACGATGCGTCACTGAGTCAGAGGCACCCAAGGTCATTCCCCACTGCCGAATCAGGCCGGTTTGGGCGCACTTCCACCAGCCGTTTGGGCCCAGGGACGCTGTATTTTTCAAGACGGCGCCGGGAACATCAGGCGTCGCCTGGGGCAAATTGGTGAGCCCGCGTGCATCGCCGCTATAACTGCCGGTAACGTGCAGATTGCCGCCCTCACTGAGTGTGAGAGCATTGTTGGTACCGCCCACGTGCATAACCACACTTGGCGGAGTGGTGGAGCTGCCGCCAGCGAAAACGTCCATGGACGCCAGGTGACGTTCTGCCCAGTTGGTAGCTTTCCAGATCAAGTAGGCGGGGCCATTGTTCGGGCAGTCGACTTGCACCGCTGGCCATCGCGATCGCCAGTCTGCGAATCCCCCAGCCATTGCACTAAAGTCAAACCGCGCCGATCCCGTCAGAGAACCACCACTAAGCGGCAACTTTGAGTTGTCCGCAATCGCGATGTTGGCGGTACCGTCAAACGCTACGCCGTTGATGAGACGAGGCGTGGCCAGCTTGGTCGCTGTGGCGGCATTCCCCGACACAGCAATGTCGTAGGTGCCGCTCAATCGGGCCTTGGGCAACGTGCCAAGGGTCAGTGCATTTGCGTTCAAGCCGGTCAACTGCCCACCGTCGCCAAAATACGAACCCTTGATGCGCAGGTGTCCAGAACCGTCCAAGGTGAACGCCGAAACAGTCCCCCCAACATGCATAACCACCGACGGCACCGAGTTCCCCGAACCGCCGGCATACACCTCCATGGAGGCCAGGTGGCGCTCGCTCCAGTTGGTGCCTTTCCACACCGAGTAAGCAGCGCCGTTTGACGGACAATCAATCTGGATCGCTGTTTGGCGCTCCTGCCAACTGACAAACGAACCGCCGATCATGGGCACGTTGAATCGCACGCCGCCGGTCAGTGTGCCGCCGGACAGTGGCAGCTTAGAGCCGTCGCCGATCGCAATATTTTGGCTACCGTCAAACGCCACACCGTTGATCAGGCGCGGCGTTTCCAAGCGGGTAGCGGTACCGGCATTGCCTGTGATCTGGATGTCATAAGAGCCGGACAGGTTGACCCGTGGCACCGTGCCGGCGGTGAGCGCGCTTGCGTTGAGGTTAACCAGTCCGCCACCGTCGCCGGATAATTTCCCAGTGATCGCCACGCCGGCGTCAGATACACGCACGCCGTTGCCTGTCACATAGCCGTCAGTGCCCAAGCCCATAAACAAGGTTTTGAAGCCAGTGGAAGAACCATAGCCGCCGATGCTGCCGACAATGTTACCGCCGGACGTGAACGTCATCCCGCGCGCCCAGGCACTGCCAAAATAGTTACCGGCGGCGTACACCAGATCACCGATCATCGTCCCGCCGGTCAGAGGCAGTTTGGTGCCGTCCTGCACCGTGATGTCTTGCGTACCGTCGAAGGCCACACCGTTGATGGCACGGGGGTTGGCCAACCGTGTTGCAGAGCCCGACCGCAAATCAGGGTAATGACCCACCTGAGCGGCGAAGTGATCCACCAACGGCCCGTCGATTGGTGCGACGGTGCGCAGGTCGGTGATCGAATTGGCATTAACCAACTGGGCCAACGGAATGCAGTAGTGCCGCATATCGTCGCTATCCAGGTAGTCGATCTGGTTGGACCCGAATACCACTTTCCAGGTGGCCAGCACATCGTTCAATTCCCTGCGCAGGCAGACATCCAGCCACACCGATGCCGGTAACGCCGGCGGCGTGATCGCCAAAGGGCCAGCCAGCTCCACGCGGATGCCTTCGATGTAGGCCAACCCGGGCTTGAGTTGGTACTTGGCGCCGACCTTCTCAACCTGCAGGCTGCTACGGTAAAAGCACGCACGGCCAAACACATCCCGGTTGCTCAGGCGCTCGCGCTCGTCGATCCCTTTAAGGCGCACGGTAAAGTCGTGCTGCCAGGTCTTGGCATCAATGGTGATGCCCGTCAGCGCCTGGGCACCGTCGAACACCACCAAAATGTTGCGGGTGACGTTGTTGCCCAGTTGCTGCGGTGGAATGTTCTTGCGCTTCTGCTGCACCGGCACATAGGCCACGGCCAGCAGCACGTTCTCGGCGGTTTCCAGGCCGATCCAGTTCCAGTCAAAGTCCCCGATATCGCTGCCCAGCATCGAGCTGTAGACCACCTGGTTCGGGTTTACGAAACCAATGTTCTGCGGCGGGATCGTGTAGGTGTGGACGATCTGCGCCGCCGGCGGCTTCGGCGCGGCACGATCGATCGGGCTGTTCGGGTTCAGCCCGGGCACATTGGCAAAGACAAAGCGCACGACGTCGAGGCGCTGTTGTGAGCCCAGTTTTTGGGCGATCAGGCTTTCACCTGCAAGGGTAATGCTGGCTCCCATGAGGGCTCCTACAGGCTGGCAATCAGCGTTTGCTGATCGTCGTTAAAGTCAGCCGCGACGAGGCGCAGCGATACCGGGGTGATGGTCACGAAGTCATAGCGCCGGCAGGTGCGGCCGTACTGCTGAATCAGCACGCGCAACAGCTCAGGGTTCTGCGATAGCTGGGAGTCGGAAAGGCGCAGCAAGACCACGTCCCAGTCCCGCTCTGGCATACGTTCGTCGATCTCGACATAGCCCACGCCCAGTCGCTGCAGGATGCGTTTGAGTCCAGCCGTGCTACCGGCGTCGACGGCGTTGATAAAGGCGAACTTGACGCGCAGCCTGTACAGGCTTTCCGGTTCATCCTTGAAGCGGCTGATATCCCGCTGCCAGGCCAGCAGGTCCAGCACGGTCAGGTGGCAGGTATCAGCGTCCATCTGCAGCAGTGGCCATTGCAGCCAGCCTTCGACTTTTTCCCACCAGGACTGCGCGGCCGCTTTCAGCTTGGCCAACTGCGGACCATCCAGCCAGAACGGCAAATTGAGCTTGATCATGCCGGCACCACCTGCAGGGTTTTGATCCTGGGAATGGTCAGCTCTGACACGATGTCGGCATTGTCAAAACGCAGCGACTCGATGCCCGCAAACTGCTGGTGAAGCTCTTCCCCCAGGCGGCTGAACGAAAACCGCGACTGGGGATAGGTCAGCGTCGGCTGATAGTCACCGGTGCCGCTCTCGCGAAAGGCCGCACGAATGAACTGGGCCACTTCGGTCAGCAACTTGGTGCGCTGCTCGATGGTCAGCAATGGCCGTGGCCACACGGTCACGGCCAGCGCGTGCAAGGTTTCCGGCATCACCATCACCAGCAGATCATCACCGTGGCCATGGTTGCCCTGGTCGCGGATATGCGCGTTGATTTGCTGCAGGTAGGTCGCCGCCGGCACGTCCGCGTCGAACAGCACGTAGGCATTGGCACTGCCTGGGCCCCGGGGCGCGCCGCGCAGAAAATACACGCCATCCGGCCGCACGCCTGGGAAGGCCGAAATCATGGCGCGGTACACCGAGTCGGTGTGCCATTGGTTGACCGCCGAGAATTGATTACGCACCCGCAAACGCAGTTGATCGTCTGGTTCAGGATCTGCACCTGGTGCAATCAGCCAGCCGTCTGCGTTGACCACCTGGGCGATGCCGGCGATGGGCACGGGTAGGATGGCGTAGTAACCCGGGGCCAGGTTGTAACCGCTGCCCACTTCCTGCGCCTCTACCGGGACTTCCAGCTGCAGCACGCCATCAGCGAAGGCAGCGGCCTGGGTGGTGATCAATTGATAAGTACGGCCGTTGATCGCCGCCGATTGCACCAGGACGCCGGCGGGTAATTCCAGCGCACCGCCGGCGACATCGCGGATGAACAACAACACGCCCTTGGCCTTGGTCGCCCCTTTACGCTCGACGTTGACCGCCCAAGCGAGCATATCCAGCCACTTGTTGACGGCGGTTTTCACAAAGAAGTTGGGCAGGATCGTGTCGCTGACAAAATTGATCAGCCACAGCACCGGCTTGGTCACCAGGGCGGTTATCACCCGCCAGAACGGCGAATAGGCACTGGTGTTGCTCATCTTGCTGCCCTGGGCCGCGACTTCCTTTTCCCACGCCTGGCGCAAGCCTTCCTCGGTGACCGGAATGCCGCCGTCTGCCAGTGCCTGCTTAAAATCTACGTCGCTCACAGCGTCACCTCGATGTCGCCGAACTTGAGGGTCTTGGCGGTGACCAGGTACTGGCCGGAACCCACCTGTTTGATCAGCGCCGTACCCGGCACCAGACGTTCATCCGCTTCAACCAGCAACTCCATTTGCTGGATGCAGTCGCGCTGCCGCAGGCGACTGCGCTCGGCCACCAGCGTGACCAGCAAGCCGCTCTCGCGGATCATGTGCGCGATGTCCTGGGCGATGCTGGCCCGGTCCTCGATCAGCAACGGCTGACGCGATGGGTCCAACACCAGGTCGTTGTCCATGATCAGCAGGTCGATGTATTCGCTCATCCGCCCACCGCCATGGCCAACATGCCTTCCAGCTCCAGCGGGTTCATCGGTTTACCGGTGTGAATGTTGACGTTCTCCACATGAGTGCCCTTGTTTTGGGTTTGGTTGTTGTTCTGGATGCTGGCCAGCAAGCCACCCCGGGGCACTGCGTCCGGCCGTTTCGGTGACAGGCTGGTCACTGCGCTGTTGATCCGTTGCTGGCTTTGTTCGGCCTTCTCAGTCGGCTTTGGCGCCGTGACCAGGGCCGGCGGCTGCATTGGCTGCGGGACGTTGAGCTGTGGCCCGATCGGCACGGGGGTCTTCAATGCCGGCGCAGCCACCAGTGCCGGCGCGGTGCGCGGCGGTTCGGTAGCGGTCATCGGCTGCGCGATCGGCGGCGGGGTTCTCGGCACCGGTGCGAGCACCAGGGCCGGCGTTTGGGCTTTGGGTTGCAGCGCGTTGAGTGCGGGCATCACCGGCGCCGGGGTCTTCGGCGTAGCAGCCATCATCAGGGGCGGCGCCTGGACCGGCTGCCGGGGAGCGCTTACCAACTGCGGCAGCAACGGCGCCTCAACCTGGGGAGCGCTGATAGTCGGTAGTTCCGGCGCTGCCGGCATGTCCCCGAATGCCGCGTCGATCTGCACGCCGGGGATCTTGTTCAACATCTCGATCAGGCCGTTGATAGCGCTTTTGAAGATATTGACGATGGCGTCCCACGCGGCGCAGGCCATGTTCGACCAG